GCCGTGTCTAGTCCATATGCGAATAGGGTTAGTGGGTTGCATAAATTCAGTCACGGTCGGGTCTCCTGGCTAGTCGTTTTGATATGTAGTCAATGTCTTTGGGCCGCCATACGTGGTGTTCCATGCCGGCGTCGCAAAGTGTTTGACACCATAGTTCCTGCTTGTCAGATAGTCGGCCCATGTCGCTTTTTAGTTCGGCAAATATGACGCCACGGGTTTGGTGGGCTAGCACTAGGTCTGGGAAACCTGCGTGGCCTTGTATTGGGGTTTTCCACACCCCTGGGCGGATTTCCACAGCACGGGTGTGCATAACTAGCCAGCCGTGCAGTCGAGCCAACATGATTACTTGCGACTGGAAATAGGACTCTTTCATCGCAGTTTTTCCATCGGGTAAAGGTCTTGCCTGCGTAATCCGTAGCACTGGTTATCTTCATACAGCAAACGGCCTTTAATTCTGACGTCTGCAGCTGTCGCCCAGCCTGCAATTACTACTTGTGGCCCGTCAACTACGCAATAGATATACACAGCGTCTTTGTCGTATTCACGAATATACAAATAATAGTCTTTGCCTGCTTTTCGTTGACTGCTTCGAACCTCGTAACCGTCAACGTCACTAGCGCCTAAATTGCCTTTGCCTGTCCACGGCAAGCGCAAATAGAGTGACACAGCCAGTTCACTGACAGCGCCAAGCACATCTATTTGTTGCTTTAACTCTTCAGTAAGCGTTACGCCGGTAAATGTTCGTGAAGTCTGATTGCGGCCTGATTCCATGCGGCGTTCAGCTTCTTGCACAGCAACAGCCATTTGTGCGTCGGTCAAAGTCACCAACGGCATTAGGGTGCCAACCTTTTAATTAGGGCCGTGGCGTCAGCTTTAGTTTCGGGTACTGGACCTTCCCAATTCAAACCTCGTAAATACTTCAATTGGGCTTCAGATGGTGCATTGCTCGCATTTGCGCCTAGCGCCTGTCTGGGCGCATTCTGAGGCTGTTTTACAAGCACTGCTGGGGCGCTGGTTTCCTGTCGATTGCGTACTTCTTCGGCGCTAGCCATTTTGTTGCCAAACGACATCATGAACCCTAAGACACGACCCAAAGCGCTCGTGCTTGCGTTCATCATCTCTGAGTTACGAGTAAACGGCGTCAAGCCAGGTATCGGTTCCCATGCTGTTGCCTGGCAACTAATTGGGTCGTCCGGTGTGCGCCAGGCTTGCACGGTTACAGCAATAAAAGTTTTGTCGCCAACCGTGACTACTTCGGGGCGGTTTTCAATTATGCGTAATTCAGGCCAGCGTTCCAATGCCATAGCAAACCGTGTTGGCACGTCGACATAGTTTGTGAGGTCCATCAGCTGCCTAAGTTTCTGTCAAATGCCCGTTGTTGTTCAGGCGTCATGCGTAAATAGTTCAACAGGTCATTGCACCTGGCACGCTCGGCTTGGGTTAAACCTTCCCAGTTACCTTTGTGGCCACATTCCAAACATATGCCTTTAAGGATTGGTTGCAGGCGTGTGTCATGGTGTTTTAGTTCTAGTTGACATTCTTGGCACAGTATGACGTTCATTTGAAGCCACCTAAACGCATTGCCACAATTGTGTCCTGTGTCGATTTAGTGAGATTAGACAAATAAATGCCGTTTTCTTCGGCAACATAAGCCAATTCAAATAAGGCTTTTCTGAGCATTTCAATGTCGGTTTTTTGGGCTTCAAGTTGCCAAGCCGCCGCCTTCATAGTTATTTCGGCTTTGGTTATAGCAGCTGTCATTTCTGCTAATTGTTGGTTCATGTCGGGCCTTTCATTGGTCGGGTTGTTTCGTACGATAGCCAACTGGTGTGGCACTGTAGCGGATACGCCGCCGGTCGTTGTCTGTGGTGTTGGCCCAAATGCCTTGTAAAGCCTTTTCAGGGAATGACACGGCGTAGGCGTAGCATTCCTGAAACACTAAACAGGATTCGCATAAGGGTCTGATTATGGCTTTGGCTTGGGCTGACTCTTGGGCGTTGCTAGGAAAAAACAGGTTTGTGTCAATGCCTCGACACGCCGCTAATTGTTGCCAGTCGGGTCGGTCAACATTGAACATTTGCTAGCACATTCTCCAAGGCTTCCAACCGCAGGCACCTGTTTCTGCTGTGGCGTCATAAAGCAGGAAACCAAACCGCAGGTTGAGTGTTGGGTCTGACATGGATTCTTCAAACGGCATATTGAACAATTCTTCGGCCCAGCGTTTATGCACAATATTTGCCTGCACCAATCCGTGGTCGGAACCGTTAAAACTGGGGTGCAAATGGTTGACGTTGAGGCACCTTGACTCTTTCCAAATGAGCCTGCCTAGTTTCTCTAGGGTTTCGGTGTTGTTGGGCCAGCCAACAGAAACAGCAACAGGCAACCATTCTTGGCATTTGGTTGCTGGGTCCACATAAGCCACACGGGTGGTGGGCTGTGTCGACGTGGTGGTGCTGGTGGTGGTTGTCAGCTCTACGGCACGGTCCTGCAGCTGTTGGGGTGACAAATCGCCCAGGCTAATTGTTGCCGGTGGCTTCACATACGTTTGGGGTGGCGTGTCTTTTTGGTTCACCACCGCAAACGCCGCACACATTAAATAAGTAAATAGGGCTAGCCCTAAAAAGCGTTTAACATTCATTTTGGTTTGTCCTTCAGTCGGGGTCAGGTCGGGGTATGTCTACCGATTTGGTAGGTCTATGTCAAGCACCCATAATAGTTTTGAACGCATGGTGGACAACATCAGGGTGGTCGCTTAGCAGTGGGGCGACTTCGACATGCACCCATTGGGCGCCTTTTGACCCAATAGTGTTTTTGTCGTACACACGCCATTCATCACGGTCACAGCGGTAGCCAGCGCCCCAGCCTTTTGGGTTGTTTTTGTAGGTGCCTGCATAGTCGTGGATTTCTTCTATGCCCAGAATGTCACGGTGGGTATATAGGAAGTCGATCAGTTTTAACCGTTGTTCAGGGGTGCCTTTGAGGTCTACGGCTCGCCAGGTGGCGTGTACTGACTTCTTTGGTGGGGTTGTCCCAACCATGTTTCTGTCGTTAAAAATGCCTATGTTGGTGACGCCGAATAGGTAACAGCAATAGTCAACAAACACTTTGGTGCCTTCACGCTTTGCGGCGTGTACGGCGTCTTTGTTGCCGGTATAGGGTCTAATTGCCATCGTCTTTTTCTCCTTTGTCTTTGAGGCCGTTACTTGCCAGGATTCCAGATAAGGCACCAGTAAGAAACAACATCATTGGTGATAGTAACGCCCAGGCTGATTCGTCATTAGGGCTGACTTCCAAAGGTTGAATCACAAACAGCAGGCCGTACAACAAAGCTGCAGTCGAACCTAGAAACGCTACGGCTAAAGCAATACCCACGATAAGAATTAGTCGGGCTTTAATTTCTGAGTTTGTGTACTTTCTCATTGGTTGCACCTTTGGGCTGTCGGTTGGGTTTCGCAGTTGTCTCGAGTGCGGTCGCTACAGCTAGTGATTACCAGCATTAGTGCGACGGCGACGGCGGCAACAGCAATAAGCGTTTTCATGATCTCGGATTATTGCTGTAATAAACGCCTTCAATCACCCATGCTTCGTATTCTTCATCCGTCATGGTGCGTTCAATTTCGTCAACTTGAATGTAAACGGCGTTCTGTGGGTATATGGCTTTATATTCGTCAATAGTCATGTTTAGTACCTGTATCCGTAAACGTAGATTGTTCCGCCTGTCATTGTTGACGATGTGACACCAACAGTAAAAGCCGTGTAACTAGTTGTGTCGTTTAAAATTCCCGAACCAACAGCGGCAGAACCTGCAGGGCCATCTGCGTAGGTGCCAGTAATAATGGTGTTTTCATTTTTAAATGGGTTCAGCAAATCGTAAATACCTGCCATGCCAACAGTGGTGCCAGGGCCTAAACGATTCCAACTAGAACCATTATTCGTAGTAATACCTGAAAAAGCGCCAGTTGAATAAATAACGCCAGCTGCGCCCCAATAATATCCTGTGGTCGTTGACCCAAGTTGGAGTGTCATGTATGGGCCACCTGCGGCAATTGAGTTGGCTTGCACAATAATTTTGTAATGGTCGTAGTCAGCCGAAAACGCACCTGTGACGGTCACGCTTGACACGGCACTACCAATTGTCTGTGTTTTAACTAGCCACATGCCAATTTTGTTCATTGAACTTGCGTAAAGAATTTCTGCGTCTAAAAACACTGGTGGGGTTGCCATTAGTTTTGCTTTCTCATGTGTTTACCAGCCTAAATAGTCACGGCCTAGAACACCCATGGGGGTGCCAAGCACAAACATATCGTAATAAGCGAATGGGCTGGCGTAAACCGTAAAGGTTGTCCGTTCTGGGGTTAAGTCAATATTGACGCCTTCGAGGCGTATTAGTTCTGTGGTTTGTACAGCAGCGCCAGGCACTAAATAGTTCATGTAGTAAGTAAATGAACCCTGGGTTTTGTACAGGTCTAGCCAAGTTGCCATTAAAGCGCTGTTGTTTGTCAGGTCGTCAAAACTAAAAATGTATCTTTGGGTAGTTGGCTCGCCCTGATATAACGCTCGCACTTTGGCAAGTGTTCCTGCAGGCACAGGCCCCGTGTTTGTGCTTGTGACGTTTTCGGAATATTTGCCGTAAACGTTGGCGCTGACATTATTTGTGTATGTAGTCGTACCTGCGCCGCCGCCATAGTTAACTTCGACTTGGTTAATCATTGACTGACCGGCACGAATTCGGTCAAATGTTTGATAACCCAAAACGCTTGCTGATGGTGTGCGCCCAAATTCTGCGTGGGTTGCCATGACTAAAGTTCGGCGTGGGTTTAATTGGAATGTTTGCCCAAACATGGCAACGCTGCCATTTTCGGTTAGTTGGCTTTGTTGAATAAAACTTACGCATGATTCGACAACGCTTGCAGCAACACCAGAACTGTCCCCTGTTGCTACACCCACAGTCATGTCTGGGGGCAGTGGGCCACCTGCAGCAGCTGCTAAACGGGCTATCTGCTGGCAAGTAGTGGTTGACGGTATAACTGTGCTATTGCCCAAAACACGAGCTGCACGGGCCAGCCAGTCAATACAAGTAATGGTGGCGGTTGACAAACCCACGTTGCCTGGGTAATCCGTAAATTGGATTTCGTCTACCCAATACTTTTGGTTCCAAACTTTGGTTGCGCCTTCCATGTAGTACAGGTCAACACGGTCATTTAAAGTAAAACCTGCAGCTTCATTTGCTTGGTTTTTAATTGTGATAGTTAAGGCAGAACCAGCGAAATAGTCTTTGTAGGACTGGCGCAAATACATGTAGTTTGCTGACAAAACGCTGGTTGTAAAAATGGTGCTGGTTGTATCGTTTTTAAACACCCAGGGTATTTTTGCCATTACATGCCCCTGGTGTTAATTGGGACTTGTCCGTTTAGGCGAACATACTTTTGTAATGCTCGCACTACTTCTTGAGGGTTGGCGCTAGTGACGTTGACGTTGATTGTGTTGCCACCCATGCCACCACCGGCACGGTTTAAAGGTATAACGGCTTCAGGGCCTCGTTCCCCGATAAGCGCTAAAGTGGGGCCCGTTACGATTCCCCCGTCACCCAAAACGGGTATGTCTGGCACCTCAAATGTTTTGCCGCCTAAACCTAGTGGCACCCAACTTGGGACTGTAAAACCTAAGGCGCCTACGGTGCTGTTCCATAGTTCTGCTATGCCGTTAAATACGGCTTTGAATGGTGCCAAAATTGTTTCGGCAATGGTTGAGAATGCGTCAACCATAAAACTGACTATTGACCTAATGATTTCAATAATTTTGTCTTTAAATTTGA